GGAGGGTCACATGCGCGACACCAGGGCGGGCATCATAAGCATCATGGCTGGCTGTTGGACCTGCCACGGCAGTGATGCGGCGTGGTTCGAACGGAACGCGCAGGCGGTCGCCGCCCGGCACCATGACTCCACCGGCCATCCGACATGGTGCGAATCCGTGATGCGCGTCAGCTACGGGCCGACGCCAGACATCACGAGCAAATGAGCCTCTATCGCATGCCCCGCGTGTCCGCAGAGAGGGAGAGATGACGGACTTCATTGACGAGAAGGACGTGCCGGCGAAATGGCCGATTGCCCTGCATGTGCTGAAGAAGGCTCGGCAGGAAGGCCGGGTGCAATGCTTCAAGTTCGGGCGCCGGGTCGTCTACACTGCCGACCAGATCGCACAGTATATCGAGAGTTGCCGATGCCCCGCCGCGGACAAAAACTCTTCGAATTCCGAGGACGCTGGATCGACAACGTGCCCGGCACCGACCGATTCTACTATTTCTGGTACGACCAGAGAAGCGGAACTGTCCGTCGCAAGACGCTTGGCACAAACGATATCGAAGCGGCCAAAGAAACGCTTATCCAGCGGCTCACCATCGAAGAGCCGGACCTCCAATCCCCCGACCGCGCCCATTTGAGCATCGTCATGGAGCGCTACCTTCTCACGACCGACGACAAGCCGAGCGGCGACAACAACCGAACCTGTGCCGGGCATGTCGTCGCGCATTTCGGCGATGAGGCGACGGTTTCCAATATGACGCCAGACGCACAGCGCGCGTTCGTGAAGGCACTTTCCGCCGACAAGCGGTATTCCCCCGCCTACATCGCCCGCATCCAGGCTATCGCGTCCGCAGCGATCAACCACGCGCTCCGCGAAGGCCACCTGTCCGCCGCGCCCAAGATCATCTCCGGCGAGAAGGCGATTGCCGACATTCTCGATGTTGCCAAGCCCGGCCCGCGCCAGTGGGTGCCGACGATGGAGCAGCTTGGACAGGTCTACGACTACCTCGCCTTCGACTATCAGCGCCGGTTCATGATCCTCATGCTCTGCACGATGGCGCGACCGACCGCGGTTCTCGACCTTCACCGCTCGCAGCGCCAGGGCAACGTGCTGGACATGAATCCCCCAGGCCGGCGGCAATCGACCAAGTACCGGCCGATGGTCCGAATCTGCGACACGCTGGCCCGCTGGCTCGACCATTGGGATATCGAGGACCGGGAGAAGGGCGCGATTGAATTGCCCTACGTCCACTATGCCGGCGGCCCGGTCGGGACGATGCGCAAGGGGTTTCGGCTGGCCGGAAAGGATTTGGGTTTCCCGATGCACCAGTATGCCATCCGGCACTTCATGGCGACGGAACTGCATAGCAGGGGTGCGCCGGGCGCACAGATATCGGAGATGCTCGGGCACCGCGATCAGTCGATGCGCACGACCAATTGGTACATCAAGTTCCGGCCGGAGTTCCTGGCCGAAGTCTCTCAAGCCGTGGATGGGGTGGTAAGCGACCTCCAGCAACACTGCCGGAAGCCGCTTACTTCTCCCAAGTTACTCTCAAGTGGTCTATAATGCCGGATCGACGTTTGGCGGTTTTATTGGTCGGAGCGGCGGGATTTGAACCCACGACCCCCACACCCCCAGCGTCCGGCGCGGAAGGTTTTTCGGCGGAATTCTGCGGAATTTGGAAGAGCAACGCGGCCATGAAATTGTGAACGATGAAAGAACGGACGCGAACGTTACCGGATTATCTCTCAACTGTCTCTCAAGAGGGTCCAATGACCGAACTAATTTCGATCAACGCCGCCGCAGAAAAAGGCATTGAGCGGGTGCGCCTTCCGAAATGGGCCAACCCGCTGGATCATGTGAAAATCGACATCATCGACGGCGCGCCTGGGCCGTGGCTCCACCTGTTCGCCCCGTTCAACAAAGAATGCAACGGTCGCGATCCCGTCGACGTGCTCCGCCTCCAGTTCGATATGGACGCGGCCGAATGGGAGACCTACGCGGGCGCTCTGCCGGATTCCGACGAATACAAAGCAGCCGTCGCGAAGTTCGACGGCTGTATGTCCAACTGACGAGCCTCTGTTGCCCTTCCCCCCGTTCCGTTTCCCTGCATGGAGGATGAGAGATATGGCCGATATCGTCTACTACGAACTGAAACAGACCACGATGCCTTACGAGCGTCCTGGGGAGTTTGTCATCATGACGGCCGCTGTCATGGACTGCGGACTTTGCGGGCGCACCATCAGCGGCATGGGAGGCCCCGGCGATGGTGCTGTGTGCATGCCGTGCGGTAACGAACTGCGGCGCGGCGCGCTGCGGGGAGCCGTGAAATGGGACGCCCCCCATGACTGACTGGCAGGACATAGCAACGGCGCCGAGAGATGGGACGAAGGTGCTGGGCTACTGTCGCGGCGGCGACTGGATGGCCGTGATCTGGTGCGAGCCAGGGACGACCTCATGGCAGGGCCGTCCGTTCTGGTCAAACGTGCGCGAGCAGGTTGATCCGACGCATTGGTCGCCCCTCCCCGCCGCCCCCAAGGATGGAGAGTAGGATGGGCGCCCAAGCCGTCCAGCAGTGGCAAAGCCCAGGTTTCGGCCGGCACGCCGGTGCTGCGATCACATGGGATCGCGACGACACCGGGATACACCGCATATGGGTGTTTGACGGTGCGCCGCGAAATGGGCCGGACTTCATCGGTCGCGATCATGGACGGGCGGAAGCCGCATTTCAACGTCTTCGCACACATCTCGCGGCCATCCACGGTGGGGCCTGACATGGAGATCGACAGCGCCCTATGGACGGGACGGGAGACGCGGGAGCGCGTGCAGTGCGTCGCGTGGACCGAAGATGCGTCGCGGTGCATGCGCTGCTCCGGAACCGGGAAAGGCACCTACAAGGGCCGGATCGACTACCCCGGCGGCAGCTTTCAGGACCAATGGCACGCTTGCAAGCAGTGTGATGGAACGGGAGAACGGAACAATGTCTGAGCACGAGGGGCTGGTGAAGCGGCTGCGGAACTCCGTCAGCGGCCCGCATGATGCAGGGGCAAAATATACGCTCACATGGGCGGCAAGCGGCGGGGATATCTTGACTGCCGCCGCCGCCATCGAGGCGCTTGAGGCCCGCGCCCTGGCTGCGGAGGGGCTGCTTCTGACAGCAAACCATGCGCTGTCTGCGTGGTCCGATGCCTGCCGAGTTGACGCACTGATGTCCGGCCCGCGGATTACTGTCCAGCAGACCAAAGCGAACATCGCATGGCCGCTCACTGCGGACGCCATCTCCCGCATCGACGCCTTCCTCGCTGGCAGGACGGAGACGGAGTCGAAAGACGAGAACGCACGCTACTGGCGGCGACGCAGCGATATCACTGGGAGCGGCGACCGATGAGCGGCGTGACGGAGGAGATGCGGCGGCTTGCTTACGATGAATACCGGTGCGTCGGCATGGACGCGATGCTGGACCGCATCTTCTCCCTCATCCGCGCACAGGTGCTGGAGGAGGCGGCGAAGGAAATGGAGAAGATACCCCCCTTCGCGCTGGTAAGCGGAGAGTACGCCGCTGGCATTATCCGCAAGATGAAGGGGTAACGAGGATGGCCGCTGAGCATCCGCTTGTCGAGAATATGGCGCGGGCGATGGCGCGGGAGAACGGCGACGAATTCGACGCTGTTCCCGGAAAACCCGATAGGGCACGACACGCTGGACGATGGATGGACGGCGTACCGCGGGACTACAATGCGCCGACGCAGGCCGATTATCTGGACATGGCCCGCGCCGCGCTCAAGGTCGTGGCAGAGTGGGAGCCGAGCGAGGGGATGATGCACGCCGGTCTGATGGAGATGGAATATGAATCGCCGGTCCCAGGCTACGCCGCCATGATGTCCGCCCTCAAGCGAGAGTCGGGTCTGTGATGGCCGACATGACGGATCGCGACCGAATCCTGCTGGCCTACGGGTTGCTGTGGCATGCCCCAATCGACCGAGCCACATGGGTCGGACTGTTGGCAAGTGAAGCCCGCGAGGAATTGCTGGTCACGATAACTCGGGAAGATCAGGCGCGCGGGATCGGTCTGGCGAAGAAGGTCATGCAAGGGCTTCGACCTGAGTAACTTGGCGCGTCTCCTAACACGTCGAGAGGATGTGTTAAGGAAAGGCAGGAAGGGTTAACATGAGGATGGATGATGGGCGGTAACAATCAGCCGGTGTTCGATCCGCTGGATTGCAGCGAGAGCGAGCAGAAGGACATGGTGCGCGGCTTCCTTGACGCCTACCGGAAAGCCCCGTGGCCCGACGAAATTACATCGGCCGCATACGAGCATGGGCGGCGCTGCGGCGTCAACGACTTGGCGGGCATATCCGAACCGTGGCAGCAGGAAATCGCGCGCCGTCTCGTTGCCCGCCGCTAGTCCCGCCTGATCGCACCGGCTACCGGGCAACGCCCTTCAGCTTTTCGAAGGTCCGCAGCCCGCCCATGCCGAGCATCGCGAACATGAGTTCCCACAGGTTCCCGTCCAGCGCCGGGGGCACGATGACCGGCAGGCTGAACGTCGCCGCAATCCACAGCCCGAGCGGGACGCAGAGATAGGTATAGGCCAGCGCCGCGCCGCAGACCCATCCGATGAAGGGCCGCCACCCCGCGACGAATAGATTGGGATTGGCCGCCTCGACCGCGTTGACTTCGGACTGCCGAGCATCCCATGCAAGGATGCTGTCGCGCAACTCGGCTTCGGCCTTCGCGCGGGCTTCCGGATCGGGGATGAACTTGTCGAGGACTCGCAGCCCGGCGGCGATTGCGTCGTCTATGCCGAACATCGGACGTCTCCTGTGTTGCTAGGATGGTGGGAGTTTGGTAGGATTCTTCCACTGGGGCCGCGATAGAGCGGCTGGCGAATGTCGCAGTGGTAGCATTCTGTCGGAGGGAGGCAGCCATGAGCCCCGGCGGGTAAATCCGCCCCAAAGCAGACGCATTCCCGGACCCCGCGACTTCGGTTGCGGGGTTCGCTGTTTCAATCACGGGATTTTCCCGTGAGCGGGCGAAAACGCTAGCCATCTCAGTACGTAAAGAACCCATCCGTCAGCCCAAAGTCGCGTCGTCGATCCAGATGCACGAAGGTCTTGGCGCGCCCGACGCTCCACCCCTTCTCCATCGCGAGCCGTGCGAGTTTCCAAGCGTAGTTATCATCGGGACAGTGGATGTCGATTGCGCAGGTTCCCCCCGTCGGATGGTACGGATGATCGTACACATGCAGGGAGCGGGCATGGCCGCCGACGACGCGGTTATGGTCTGCCGATCGACAGCAGGAGTTGACCCGCATCGGCAGGCCGAAGTCCTGCCGCAGATCGATCAGCGCCCGGCCGAATCCGCGAGCGAGACGGACAACGGACGTGCCCTGGCACTTGAGTTCGTCGAACGAGAACAGCACGCGGCCGTCCGCGCCAATCAGGTCGAATGCGCTCATGGTGCCCGCTTTCTGTTCTGCCACTCGTTCCAGGCAATCGCGATCCTCAGCGCCAGAAGCACAAGGCCCCCGACCAGCATGAGGAACCCCGCGTAGGTCTGGACGTATTGCAGCCAGACCGGAGCGGTGACGGCCCCGGCACCCAACGCATAGTCAAGGCCCTGCTTGACCTGTTCGACGTGCTGGTCTGTCGCGGCCATATCGCTACGCCCTCGACTCTTGAGGGGCTTTCAGGCTTACCCTGTCCATGGCGGTCACTCCTTACTGGTGAAGGTGTGGGCGTCAGCCTCCGGTCGGTCGGCTAGGGCCGGCCGGGGGCGCTCGATCAACCCGTTGGGCTGCTTGCGGCGATGGCAAGCGCGCCGTTTTCGGTCATGCCGCCGCCGGTTCCCAAGTTCGTCGCAAAGGTCGAGGCAGCAGCGCCCCGGTCCGCGTGATGGAACGCTGTCGGGTCTGTCCCGAGCGGCAACTCGCCATTCGAGCCGAGGAAGACCGGCCGGTTGTCCGCTGTGACGAATTTCCGCCGGTTTGCCACCACCGACAGGTCGAGGCGAATGGTCACGTCGAACCAGAAATCGAACAGGTCGGCGTTCAAATAGCCGACGCCAGACTCGCGGCGGCCGATGACCGGCGCGTGGCTCCACTCTGAAGCGTGGTCGGTCTGGAATGTGATCGCTGGCGTATCCGCCACGTCGTCGATGTAGAGCTGGAACGATGGCGTCGCGTTGTTCCAAGAGAACAGAACAGAGTGGTACAGGCTGTCCGCCGTCGAGCGTTCCGCCGACTNGTGGCAGTTCAAACCGGGCTCGCGCCGTCCGCGTTCGAATGCTGAANCAAGAACTGGAGCTTATTCGCCGTTGTCCGCTGGAGGTATTGCCCCCAGGTAGACAACGAGCTGTCGGCCAGGACGTATTGCGCTGCGCCGTTGCCGCCGTTGAACTTGAGGAAAAAACAGCCTGTCCCGACCTTGCTGCTCGTGACGCCCGTCCACGCAGCCGCCTTGCTCAGATAGTCGTTGCTGCCGTCGAAGGTGACAGCGTCCCCCCGATATCTCCACGAAGTGGCGCGGGTCAGGATCAGCATCACGCCACCAAGTCGATGTCGAGGATCGTCGTCGATCCGATCTTCGTCACCGTGAAACGGTGGACCTTGCTCGCAGCGGCGTTGAAGGCACCGTTGACCTTGGTAAAGCCGCTCGTCGTCAGCGTGTAGCCGCCGGTGCCGTCGGTGGTCGCCAGAATCACGGCCACGCCGTTCCCGCTGGCCGGCGGCGCCAGGGTGCCGCTCGCGTCGATGGTGAGCGTCTGCATCGGCTCAAGCACCAGCGATACCGTATAGGTATCCGAGGTCAGCGCATCCAGCGAGCCAACCGCGTACACATCGCTGGTGAAGCCCACCGTGAGGTTGTCCGTCGTGCCCGGCTTCAGCACCCCGGTCAGGGTTGCGCCGCTTCCATCCGTTGCCAGCGCCCCCAAGGTGGCCAGCGCCGCAGCGGCGTCGGCGTCATTGAGCAATGTCTGGATGAAATCCGAAACCCCGAGCGTCGCCAGAAACGCCGCCGCGGTCAGGTCGTCGAGCAGCGTCTGTGCGAAGGGCGTCACCCCGGCGAGTTCGCTGTTCGAGATCGCGAAGGTGATCGCTGACGTGCCGAACACGATGGGGTTGGCCGTCGTCACCCGCCAGTAGGTGTCGGCGTTCGTCGTGCCGGCGGCGATGGCCACGACCGTTCCCTGCACGACATCGCGAGCGCCGTCGAAGTCCCGCGCCCGCTGCCACGCCCCGGACTGCGACGGTGTAGATCGCCATTCGTCCGTCGTGGTCGTCTGGTCCTTCACCAGCACGCGGTCGTATTCGGCGAGCGCAACCCCGTCCACCGTCTGCGTCGCGGACAGAGTGATGTTCGCCGTCGTCGCCACCCGGCATGGGGCCTTGAAGGCGAGGCCGCTCTGGTAGCCGTCGATCCGGTCGGTGAGGCTCATATGCGTGCGCTCCAACGAAAATGCTTGCCGAGCGCCCGCCGCGTTCCCATTCTCATCGAATGGCAACCCTAACGCACTTGGCGTCGACCGCTGCTTTGCTGTGTCTGATGTCCGCCTGTGCCTCGTCCGGACGGTTCGAGGACAGCATGAATGCCCTGATCGGGCGCCCTGAAAGTCAGGCCGTTGCACTGCTCGGCGGCCCGTCCAGCGTCTATGCCGCTCCCACCGGCGAACGGGTGCTGACATTCCGGCAAGACCGGAATTACTACATTCCGCCCTACGCCAAACCATGCCGGCGGCCTATCCGGTCAGGCCATTGCCGGCGTCTGTATCATCGACGTGACGGTCCAGAACGGCTCCGTCTATCGGTGGAACGCCCGCGGCAACGATTGCGCGCTGTAGCTATGCGCGACCAGTTCCGAACGCGGTTGATACTTGTCCTCGGCATGCTGGCCGTTGGTGCCGTCCTGTACGGACCGTCGGCGTTGGATGGTGCTACAGCCACTTACCGCCGTGTGGTCGGTTCCGACGATGCCGCCCGCCTCTGTCCGTCCTACGATGTGCCCCGCGCCGCGGACGGGACAAAGCTACCCGGCGATATGCGGCTGGTCGGTCACGCACCCTGCCCCGATGGTATTCCCGCCGCTGAGTTTGAAACCGGGCCCGACGGCGCGGCCTATCGAGTCCGTTAGGGCTTCGGAACCGCTGGCGTCACCGTCGGCACGCTGCGCAGCGCCTGGACATACTGTTCGATTTCACCCTGCAGCCATGGTTCCGCTACGCCGATCTCGCTGAGCCGGCCGATCTGTGCCGAGAGTCCGGTCGGGTTCGTCGCCGCGTCGGTCAGCCAGTTCACGAAACGCGGGCTGGTGATCAGCTTGGCTGCTACCCGCGGCGCGACGATGCTGCCGAGAACGCCGGTCGCCACCGATTGAGGATCCCCGCCGGCAAGTCCACCAAGCGCGCCGCCCAAGGTTGATATCGTCGAGAATGCCAGCATCGTCCGCGCCGTGTTGGACGTATTCGCCAACTTCTCGGCGCCCTTGAGCGCGTCGATAACGGAGACAAGACGATCCAGCGCCGGGGCCAATTCAGCGTAGCGCTTGCCGCCGAACAGTGCTTCCCGCGCCTCTGGCGCCAACTTGTTCCAGTTCGTCATGAACGTGTTGACGGAGAACGCTTCTCCTGCTGCGTCCTGTGCGCCGGGGCGGGCAAGCCCCATGCGCCCCAGCACCGTCCCGGCTACCGTATCCCATTCGTCCGGCGTGAAGTGCCTGCGCATCCGGGCAAGGGCTGTCCCGCCGTCCTTTGCTGACTGCATCGCGAAGGAAAACGCCTTCTCGTCAGCATCGAAGTCGGCCAGTTTCTGCATCGTCTTCGATGCAGTGCTCATAAACAGGCGGGTATAGCGGTCCGCGACGGCCAACTTCTTGGCAGCTTCCGGTCCGGCCGCCTTCGCTGCTTCCTTGATATCTTCCGACAATGCGCCATAGACGCGCTTGAGCGCCTCGTTCTGTGCCCCCGTTGACCCGGCCAGGATTGGCGCGTCGATGTCCTTACCCACCATCGTCCTGATTTCGCGCATGGCTTGGAACGGGACGCCGCCCTGGCCTGCCGCGTCCAACTCAATCTCGCGAAGCATTTGCATCGCCGATTTCAGCGCTGGCTCCAGAGATCGCGGCGCGCGTGCCAGTTCGCCTTCCATCTTTTGCCGCAAGGCCTTGACCGCATTCACCTGGACGGGCGTGTTCGCGCCGATCATATCGACCACGTCGTCATAAATTTGCTCTTGCCTGAAGCCGAACCGCTCCGCTGTGGCCTTCGCCGCTTCTCGGATGGCTTCACCAGCGCCTTGCTGCGTCTTGCTCTGACCAAACTTCTGCGCAAGATCGTCAGCCGCCGCTTTCGTTTGCGATAGCACCTGCTCCGCCTGCTTTTGCAGGATGGTCCCAGATACCGGAGACGCCTCAAGCGTCTTCTCAATGGTCTGCATCGCCCGGTTGCCAGTGACGGCACCGGCCGGCGGCTGGATACCGAACGACTTGAACGCATCGACAAGGTTCTGCACGGCGGCTCGGCCACCGCCCAGGGCGCGCTTAACCCCGGCCTCGGCAAGTTCACCCACGCGCTGCCCCACCGCGCCGCCGCCGAAATCGAGGGCGGTATCGACCACGCGACGCGGCACACTGCGACTGTCGGGCCGTCCCGCGATCAACTCCATGGCTATGTCGAACATGGAGCCGGCCACGGCATTGCCCATGCCGGCGCCTGTCGCAGCACCCATAGAGCCCGCTGCGGCCATCGCTGGCGGCCCTCCGACGACACCCAAGGCCATGCCCCCGGCCGCCCCGAATGCGGCGCCCATGCCGCTGCCGACGGCCTGGAAGCCTTCCTTGGCGACACTGGCCACGTCGCCCGCGTCGATGCCCTCCGGATTGTAGAGCGTCGGGCGGCCCGTGTTCGGATCGGTGAAGACGAAATTGCCGTCCCCATACTGCCTGGCGTTGGGATAAAAGCGCCGGATGGCATCCGTTTTGTCTTGCTCCGCAGCGGAGCCCACCTGCATGCGGACCCAGGCCGGCGCACCGGTTTTCTTGTCGATGATCTTGTCGTAATCCGGAGACGACACAAAGGCGTCTGCTGCCTGCTGCATCTCTTCCGGCGTGGCATCGGCGGGCACCTGAATAGGCGCGCCGTCCACGGTGATGGTGACGGCATCCGCCATTACTGGACCCGCCGCAGCTTGCCGTCAGGACCGCGCTCAAACGCGGCTACGGGCGCAGACGGGGCCGCGGGTGCGCCTTCGGCCGGTGGAGCCTCTCCGGGTGCCGTCGGTTCGTCCGCGGGCACCCCGCCAAGAGTCCGCCGGTATGGCCCCATAAAGTCAATCACGACATCGTCGGGATCAATTTTGCTGCGGTCTGCGATACCACGGTATTGCTCTTCGAGCTTTATCTGCGACCGCGATTGTGTCCGCATCAGCCCCTCCGCCTGCGCCATCAGGTCTTGGCGCTGTTCGTCGGTAAGTCGTTCGCCGCTGAGATAACGTTGCGCATAACCCTGCATTCTCTGTCCGTAACTGCCTGTTGCGGCAATCTCGGCGAATTCTGACTCTCTAACCACCGACCCTGGATCAAGCATCTTCATGTAATTGAACATCAACGCGAGATCGCCAGCCGGCGATGTGCTCGATGCTGCCGACGCAATCCGGCCAAAGGAATCGCGAATCTGCACGAAGTCTTTGGACAGGCCGGTGAACTCCTTACGGATGCCGCCGATGTCGGACAGTTTCGCTCCGCCCGTCGATGTTGACGCCTCGTCAAACGCCTTCACCTGTGGGCTGTTCTCGCCGTACTGGCTGACGAACATCTCGCGGTCCTGAACGGCCTTGCCCGCGTCGGTGCGCGCGTCGCCCGTCTTGATCCCCGCAACGTTCTTTCGCTCTTCCACCGTCAGCGTCCGCCCCAGGACGCCTTCGACTTCCGCAATCTTGTCGTTCAACGTCTGCGGACCGGACGGAGACGATACGCCTGCGAGTTTCGCCCGCTCGCCGACATTCAGCCGCCGCCCAAGGATTTGCTCCGCCTCGCGGACCTTCCGAACGCCCGACATTCGGACCTCTTCGTCGGCCCGCTGCACCGCGGAGATACGTCCGTTCAACGCCCGCTGCTGCGCCGGGGACAGCATCTCTGTCACGCCCGGCGTATCGGCGATCAAGGATTGCGCCTGCATTGCGTCGCCGCGGTCGAGATAGGCGTTCACGGCAGACAGAACGATCTCCTGCCGTCCGGCCGAGCGATAGGCGGTTTCCTCTTCCGGCGACAGCGCGCCCGCCATCTCGTCAATCTCCGAGTCATAGCCCTTGAACATGTCGGAAATCTTGTCCGGCGAATTGTAGGCTGTGTCAGTATAGCTGGAGAGGCGCGGCGCCAGCGCATCGGCGACCAACTTGCGCTGTGCCTGCATCGTGGCAGAAACCGCCCGCTCAACATAGCTGCCGCGCATCCCTTCGATCCGTTCGGCAAGCATCAACTTGCCCTCGGTCGATCCGCCGTACTGGTCGAGCAAGTCCTTCTGCTGCTTGTCGATGAATGTGCGAAACTGCTTCGCCGTGCGGGGGTCCGACCAGTCGCCCTCGGTCTCAAGCCGGCGCATCTCGCCCGCGACGTTCTCGCCGTAGGCGGTCAATGCCTTCGCCCGATACACCGCTTCCTCGCGTGTCCGGATACGATCCTGCCCCGCTCCGATCACGTCGACCGATTGCGCAAGGTTCTGGCCCGCGCCAGCGGCGGCTTCGGCCTGCGCACCCTCGACAATGCCGCCGCGATACGCGGTCGGCTGGTATGCCGCGGTCTGGCGCTGCGTCTGCGGTGTGGGCCGCGCACCAAGCGCGGTCGCGTCGGGAAGCCTGGGCATCAGCGATATCCTATCGTCGGCATGGTCCGCACGCTGCTCGGGAAACTTATGGCCTCATCCGGATTAATGAACGAAGTCCCGCCGGATGGCCCGCCACCGCCATACTTGCTGTAGAGAGACGATCCGGCCGACCCTATCGACCCCGCTGCGGACAAGAACGAGCCCATCATCTTCGACCGCCCCGCCGCCGCCGCAGCCCGGCCCTGGTACTGCAACAGTTCGGCTTCGTTGTTCCCGGCATAGCGACGGACGGCAGCACTGCCCTCAAGCCCGCGCGCCGCTTCCTCGCCCTGATAGAGCGATGTCATGGCCCGGTATTCGCCCTCGCCCGCGATGTCCGCCCCGATGTCCACGATGGTCGGATCGAGCGCCCCTCCACCGGATGCCGCCGCCACGGCCTGCGCACGGGACCCGACCAGACGGCCCTTGCGCTTCTCTTCCATCGCCGCGCGCTGAGACGCCGCCCGTTCCTGGCCGGCGCGCTGCTCTTCCTGCTTGGCGATATAGTCCGCCTGCTGACGGGTGGTGGCCGCCGCGTACTCGTAAGCCTGCTTCTGCGCCTTGCCCTGTGCGTTCGCCTGCATCCCGCCGGCAATGGTGCCAACGGCAGAGATGATCGAGGCGGCAATCGCTAGCTCTGCCATTGATACACCCCTCCGTCGCGGCTCTCGCCGACCCGTTCGAATCCATAGTGCCGCAGCAGTTCGTCAGAGGTCGGCAGGTTGCCCACAGCGTAGACCGGCGCCCCGATGCGCCGGATCATGTCCACCGCCATCCTGGCCCCCTTTACAATGGCTTTCCGGTGCGGTCGCATCTCGTTCCGGATCTCCGAAAACGCCATCAGCGCGCCGCGCTCGTACTTCACGCCCGCGATTCCGACCGGCTTCCCGTCCATGACCGCGACCACAGCGCGCACAGTTGGGGCTACGCTGCTGCCGTAATAGGCCGCGATGTCCGCCGCCGTCGCCGGACGTATCTCGATATCCGCCGTCATGCTTTGTCGTTCGTGACCATGGCCATGACCATCGCCAGCACGGTCGCCGGGCGCGGGGCGTTGGCCTCCAGGCAAACCAGGCTGTTGGTGTCCCATGTGCCGTTGAACGCGAAGGAATCCTTGTCGTAATGGTCCCACACATAGTCGCCATCGACTTCGGCCCCGTCCTCGACCGCCGGCATATCATCCATCGTGTCGAAGTCCGGCCCGTACTTGACGCCCTTCGCGTGGGTGTCCTTGAGGATCAGCCCGAGATGGTCGACGCGCTTGCGCATGGTCAGTGCGGTTCCGCCACCGGCGGCATAGGCGAGTTTCGTGCTCTTGTAACGAGCCCGGTAGGCCAGCCCGACTACGCCCGTCGTCGCCAGATAGGCGGACCCGTCATTCGTCACTGTGATCTGGCCGGAACCATCGACCGTGAACGTCGCGATGTCGCCGTTGGCATCGGCCAGGCACTTGCCATCGGCCCACACGATGACTTCCTCGCCGATCACATGCGTAAGCCCTGTGATCGTCGCGCTAGGCGACCCGTTGGTGAAGGTCACATAGGAATCGGCCAGCCGGCTGACCGTGCCGCCGACGCATTGGTCCTCGCGCGCCCACTTCTCCAGATACCGGACGGTCGCGCTGTTGATGGTCCGGTTGACCACGTAATAGACCTGATCTTCGAGCGTGCCCGGCAACACCACGATGTCCTCGACATCGCCATCGGTCTCGACCGTGACCCAGCACGAGATGTTTTCCGCCGGATCGGACACCAGCACTGCCACGGTCCCGTCGGAACGCAGGGAATGGATGCGGGTATCGGGCTGGCGCTGGACCTCCAGCAGCGTCACCGACGGCTCGCCGATCTCCGGCACGACCAACGTGCGGTCAACCCCGGTATAGTCGGTCTGCTCCACATCGAAGACGAGTTCAAACACACGCGACCCGCCGCGCTGGACGAAGTAGCCCCGCTTATCCACCTTCACCGCAGCGACAGCGGCAGACCCCTGCGTCGAGGCGTCCTTGATGTTGAACAACGTGGGCGTGATCGGCTCATCGAACGAAGACGACCGGATGGATTTCTCCGCTCCTTCGGCCCCCAGGATCAGGCGGGACAGCGCAAGAATGAAGTTGATCGTATCGACCGGCCCCGACCCGATGGTGCGATTGATCGGACCGCTGTCGCCTTCCGTGTCGGGGTCGAAACTCTCGAAGGCATCGGAGACCGACGCCACGATGCGATCCTTGCCGGCCCACCACAGGCGCCCCTCATAGAAGGCAACCGCCGTCGGCCAGCCCCTGAATGGCGACCACAGGCCCTCGGCCCACACGTCCGTCGCTGCGGTGGAGCCGAAATCCTCCAGCACCTCGACATCGACGACGGTAGCGCTGGTAAATGCCGTGATCCGGGCAACGCCGTCGATGCTGCCCGTCCCGATCTGAAGCGTGGCGGAAATGTCGTCGCTGCCGGCGTAGCCCCCGGTCTTGATGCCGATGCGGTAGAAGACGATCTGGTTGTCCAGCCCGTCGTCATAGGTCTCGGTCGTGGCCGCAGTCCAAGTCTTGCCGGACACGTCTTCCCAATTGCCCTCGACATCGAGGGAGCGTTGCAGCGTCACCGTCGATGAATCCGCCCATACCGCCCCGGTCAGGATGATCGTGAAGATGCGCGTGGCTTCGACGCCGGTGATCCGGATCGCGTTGGTGAAGGTGTTCTCGGCCGTGATGTTGGCCCGCGTCACGGTCTGACCGGACGACGACAGTTTGAACAGCGCGCCGACATGCGTGGAGCGGAACAGCGCCGCCGATGCCGTCAATGTCGTGTTGCCGGACAGCGCCGCCGCAGTGAGCGTGATCGGCCCAACATTCTCGATGCGGAACGGCCCGTCTTCCGGCTGGTACAGCACCACGGACCATGAATCATTGGCCCGGCGCTCGATGCGGCGCTGCTGATAGCCCTCGCAGGCCACGAAAAGCACGTCGCCGGACTGGTCGTACCGCAGCTTGGCGAGGTCCGCTGCCAGCCAGGGCGCGGTCAACTCCATCACCCCAGCCGACGCGACAGCGATGCTATCGACCAGCACCGCGCGCTTGAGCCGGCTGAACAGCTGGATATAGAAATTGCCGGTGGGCGTGAACGCGATGGAATGCGCGCCGGTGCGCAACTCGGTCTCGGTCACATATTCGTCGCCGCCGGAACTCGACCCGACCCGCAGCAGCACCGGGCCGCGCTGGACCACGATGTTGAGCGCATGCACCGCGTTCTGGTCCGCGCCGCCGACCGTCACGGTCTGCCGACGGATTGCCGCAGCAGTTCCATTCCCGGTCAGGCTCATATAGCCGCCGGTGGCCCATGCCGAGGTGCCGCCGCTTTCGTCCGCGTCGGTCCAACCCGTCAGATCGGACCCGAAATCGCCATTGCTGACCGCTGTGGACACCGACGGTCGCGTGATCAGCGCATCATCGACCCACACCCGGACCTTGGCGTTCGTCACCTCGATCAGCGCCGTGTCATCGGTCGAGAACACGAAGGCCAGGAACTTCGCCGCCGCGTTGCTGGCAGTGGATCCGATGTATCCCAGCCCCGGCCGCAGCATCATCGACCCGAGCGTGCGGGGCATCCAGTTGTTCTGCGTCTCTGCCGACAGCCGCAACCTGTCCAGGTCCGTCCGGGCAAGCCCGAGCGGGCTCACAATCCCGCGGTTGAAGGACTGGAGCGCGACCGTCGCCTTGGGCATGCTACGGGCGGCCCCTCTCGCGGCCGTACCATCCGCCGCCGGTACGGGCGCGCGACCACGACCCTTGCGGCATGAACTGTGCCGGGCCGCCCATCGCATCCTTCGACCGGGCATCGGTCAGGCGCTTGCGCAACCGCTGCTCCAGCCGTTCCGCCGCGGTCTGGTTCTGCATGATCCGCATGCAGGCTTCCGCCGCCAGATAGGTCTCGACGTAGCGGATGAACGTCTCCGGCCATAGCGACAGGTCGAGGCCATAGGACGTGTCATCGGAGATGTAGCGGACATACAGAACGTCGAGGTCCGCGAACCAATAGCCGGCTTCGTCGGTGTAGGCGGTGAGCGGAGAGTTGAAATACTCGTCCGAGGCCATGCCGCACAGCCGCACGAAGTCGGATGGTTTCTCGAATGCCCGCTGATAGCCGAAGGACGGTGTGATCGACGCCGTGTAGTCGATGGCCGCCGTCCGCATCGCGAAGTCCCACTGGCCCTGTTCCAGGCAGTAGCGCTGCGCCCCGGCATCCCATATCCCGTCGAGAACGCGGCGCGGCTCGCGGTTCTCGGTCAGGGACGCCAGCTTGCGCTCACCCAGGATGCGCAGCGCACCGTTGTAGAGGGCCAACTTTGTCGTGGCCATGGCCTACGCCGCGATCTTCTCGACGTTCTCGGACAGCCAGCGGAATGCGTCGGCCTTGTCCTGAAAGCCCGACTGCATCACCTGCTTGTCGGCAACCCGCTTGACGCGGAATTTGTGGGCCNGGCCGCCCCATTCGACAGAGAATCCGTTGGCTGCCGGGTCCTCGTCCTGCACAACCTGCGGCTCCTCCGTCTTGAAGAGCACGCGGACCTTCGCGCCGCCGATATTGGCAGACCGCACGCGCAGCAGCGCGAACCATGCACCATCCTCGGGCTCCGCCCATATCACGGCGCCCGGACGCAACTTGCGCGCATTGTGAGCCCAGAACGCGGGCTCCAACAGGGCATCGAGCGCGGTCCCGGCTTCCGGGGTGATGCACCATTGGGCGAAGGCAAACTCGGCCAGTTGCATGCGAGACTCTTTGAGCTTCGGCATCGGTTTGTCCTGAATTGTGAAAGAGAAACGGGCGGCCCCGAAGGACCGCCCGCCATACTCGCCGCCGAAGCAGCCTAGTCGTTGTTCGCGGACGAACCCACGGTCGTCGGGTCGCCCAAATCGACCGCGCCGGGCGCCGTGGTGGAGACCGTCTTCACGTAGAGCGTCGACGTGAGGAAGGTATCGGTATCCACGTAGATCAGCAGATCGCCGGCACGCATGCCGAGATTGCCGCCGTTGGTGATGTATCCCGTCACCTGGACGGATGCGACGGCATCGGTGCCGTGCAGCATCCAGATCCGGGGATACGTGTTGGTCATGCCCTGGACCACCAGGGCCGGAGGGGTGGACGTGCTGTAGCCTGCCATTGTTCAGCCCTCCTTAGGTGGCGACATAGCCGGAGCCGTCGTGATGCATCATCACAACGCCGGAGTTTTGAAGGAGCTTCGACCCCATGTACGCGGTCGCCCGCGCCCACGAGTAATCCTGCTCTTCGTCGTAGGACGCGAAGACCTGCATCTCGCCAACGTTCACGGCGTGGCCGATAGCGTTGCGGTGGAAGATGAAGCACTGCTCATCCGCCGACGCATTCCCCGTCAGCCCGGAATGGACCATGAAGTTGATGCCGGCCCACCGACGATACTTGCGGGCGGGGCCTCCGAAGGGCTTCACCTCGACATACTCGGACGAAGCGAATTCCTTGACCTGCATCAGGTACGCCTGGAAGGCCGGGGAGATGAGGCCAAACATGTTGTCCTCTTCCTCGACCGGCACGTCGTTGTTGCCGAGAATGGCGACGGCGTGCATCACCAGCGCCAGCGAGCCCGTCTGCGCAGACGAACCGGCCTCGTTGGTCGCGGTGTCCAGTTGGGCGATGATGTCCGCATCGATCTTGCGGTGCATCGTCTTGTTCGTCGTCTCCTGCATGATCCGACGCGCGTTGCCCTGGCTCGACATCACGTTGAAGCCAGTCCGGTGCACGAGATCGTGCCACTCGGCCAGCGTCGCGGTGAGCTGTTGCAGGTTGTCGGAACGGGCCGGGATCAGCCCGTTGACGCCGCGCGTCACGGCCTCGGCATCACCGGAATCGGCAACCAGGAACACCGCCTGATTGCCCTTCATGTCTGCCTCGGTCACGCACGCGGAACGTAGGGGCGTGATGCCCCGCTCAAAGCCGGCGATATGCTCGGCCTTGTATTGGGTCATAAAGGCTGTTTCAGCCATGTCCGTCTCCATCAGGAAGATTGAGGGGGACGATCCACAGCGACGGGGTGTCCGCTGGACGGTTCGGCGGGGTGTCCACACAAGGGCATGGGGCCGCCCGCGTCAGCGCGGGGCCTGCTGTCTCGATCGGTAGGTTTTCAGGGGTGGCGGGGCCTTTCGGGGTGTCCGCCGTTTTCATGTCCAGCCGTGGCCGGGCATCGTCAAGCCGCGCGGGATTTTTCCTTCACGCGAGCGGCGTATAGGGTGGCGAGACGATCCTGCATCTTCGTATCGCCCCAATACTTCTCTGCGTCTTCACGCATGACCTTCTCAATGGCCGCGATTTCGTCGGCGACGACGACCGAACCATTTCCGGCGCCCTTCGGATCGTCACCGGCCGCGCCAGACCGCTCCGCGCTTTGCAGGAGGAACCGGATAACGCCAGGGTTCATTGTCAGCACGACGCCATCCGGCCCTCGCGCGCTCTTGATCGCGTCGCGGACATCCATTGGCGCTGTCGAGAGGAAGTTCTGAATGGCGTTGCAGTTTTCTTTATAGTGCGGCCCCCATTCTTCTTTGAATGTTGCCACGGTGTTTTGGTCCGCCTCTTCATCAAGGCGAACCATCTCCGCCATCTGGCGCTCCCGCATATCGTAATACCAAGTCATCGCGTCCTGGACGTCGGACGGTGACTTGTTCTGCGCATGCATCGCGGCGGCGAAATCCTGGAACAGCGGCTTGTCGTCCTCGCCGATCACCAACCCGTCCGGCAACGCCTCGAAGTAGCCGTCAGGCGTCTCGGGGATGCCGTTTTCCTTACGCCACGCGGCGACCTCTGCCTCAGTTGCGCCCTCCTTGAGCGGCGACTTCACCTCGCCGGCGGAAATCTTCTGACGCGCGGCCCGGCCTGCATCCGACCAGGACTTGAGCGACCCATAGCGCTTGAGTTCGCGCAGGAACTTGTCGTCGCCGCCGGCCAACTTCTCCCGCCAATCGTCCGGCCATTCACCAACCGCCGGTTTCTCCCCGCCATCGTCGGCGCCCTCTTCATCATCTCCGCTGACAATCGAGCCGCCCGCTTTCCCATTTGCCTTTGCGCCGTCGCCATCGGCTGCGGTTGTGCCGGCCTCAACCTTGCCGCCATCCGCACCGGCCTTGCCCGTGTCCTGCGCGCCGCCGGTGGCGCTGGTGTCCGTCGTCTGCTGCTGCTCCTGACCTTCGCCCTGCGCGCCTTCCGCGCCGGTCTCGGTCGTGGTCTCGTCAGCCATTTTTCGCCTCCTGCGGCACCAGACCGCGCCACTCTGCGAGCGTCGCGGAACACTGCTCAGCAGCGCCGTTCTTCATCGTCTCCAAGCTCTTTTCGAAGCCTGCGATAAACTCGTTTCGGTATTCGCGCTGAAAAGCGCTTGGCGGCTGGCTCGCCTCGTAAAGTGCCTGTGCGATGCGCGCCATCCGCGTCGCGAAAAACGCTGCGGCGACGGCTACACACGCAGCCAGTACGGCCACCAGGGCGGCTGCCGTTTGTAGTTCAGCCATTGGTATTCCTCATTGCTGCCACGTTGATCTTGCTCAGCTTCACGATCTGGAGCCCAACGAAGCGCCGGCCCTCCGCAAAGGTCGTGTCGCGGTCGCCGCTCGGGCGGAAACTCAGGTCATAGGCACCGCACAGCGCCTCGACGATGTACTTGATCGCCCGCTGCTGCTGGTGCGGTTGTGCCTCGCCTCGGATAAGCGCCTGGATCGCTCCGGCGTCCTCGTTCGTCCACGCGGGCGGTACCCACGGCTCCATCCTGGGGCCAGCGGGAATGGCGCGGGGCGACTTCGCCATGTCAGACCATCCCCGCCTGTTGCAGCGCTATCCCGGCCTTGCCAGCCTGCTCCGCCACCTGTCCGGCCGCGCCGAGCCCGGCAAGCGCCTGTTGCGCCGCCTGCTGCTGGCGCTCGGCATCCTCGATCGCTGCCATTGCATCGTCGTCGCGGAGCCATTTGGCGGGCGTTCCGATGCCACCCAGGACATCGCGGAGTGCGGCGCGGGCATCGACCATCGTCACCGAGCCCGGATCGAGCGCGGCGGCCTCGGCCAGCATCGCCTTCGTCTCAAGGAACTTCTGGCCCTTCTCGCGGTCCTGAGCGGAGCGGAGCGGGCTTTCGAACCGGAATTGCAGATCGGCCCCACGCAGCGGTTCCGGAATGCTGTCCATCGGGCCGAACGCGCCGCCGCGGAACAGGATTTCGAACGTCTCGTCGCAGAGCGCGCCGTTGTATTCGGACTCCATCGGCTCGAAGATCGGCAGCGCCTGCCGGATGTATTCCTGCACCCGCTGTCCAACTTCGAATGCCGTCATCTCCGGCCCCATGACCGGCAGGTTCATCTTGTTCAGATAGAACGCCTCGACGATCATGGCCCGCACGTCATGGGCCATGTCCCGGCCGAGCGGGATGCCTGACTTGTCCTGGCTGATCGGCCGCAGAACTTCGCCCAGGCGCTCGTCATAGTCGGCATCGGCCCATGTGATGCCGCCCGCGAACAGTTGGATATCGGAACGGATGGCCTCTTGAACCGCGAGCATCGGCGGGCGGACCGCCATCTCACCGGCCTCCAGCAGCGTCCCGGTCATGGCCTGGATCAGCCGGGCATCGGGAAGCGCGCAGATCGTGGCAGGCGAATAGGCGTACTGGCTGCCCGATACCGTCTGCCACCGGGGGATCACATACCCCTTCGTCCAGACCCCGACCTCTTCCATGACGTGCTGGTTCTCGACATCGACGTAGATCGAGACGAACGGCGTGCGGTACTTCTGCGCGCCCTCGTATCGCTCTGCCGGAACGATGATGTGCCGGCACTCGATTTCGTTGTACGGATGCTCCTTCGCGTCCGTCGCAATCTTCGGATGCGTCTTGCCGGGGAAGGTCTGCAGCAATTGGTGCAGTGTCGGCTTCCAGCGCCGGTGGATCGTGTCGATCTCGCCTTCTGCATTCTCGCACCACGCCACGTCGCGGAGATGCCAGCACCGATAGAGCAAGGCATTCGTGCGACGGTTCAGCACCGCTTGCAATACGGCCTGGCCGAACGCGGCGAAGTCGTGATCGCCCTCCTTCGTCGCCCGGACGAACTGCGTCACGCGGTCGTACATGGCCCGTTTCTGGACACCTGTTGCCCATTCGAGCCAGCGCTTCGCCTCGNTGGTCTCCCGGCGCTCATCCGATGCCCGGTTCGCGAACCACGGCTTCTCGTTGGGCCGCAGCATGGACGAGAACGAATTGCCAAGGTCGCGGCGTGCGATGACCGGATAGCTGGTCATCAGGTGCGCGGCGAACTCGTCTCCCGGCGAGCGGGACAGCGTGAAATCCGCCCGTTCTGGATAGAAGTTGTCGGCGATCTCCTGCCAGAGACTGAGCAAGCTTCCGCGCTTCTCAAAGAGATGGTCGCCTTGCTTGATCAGTTCCTTGGCGCGAGAGTCCATCAGCCCAGCGTCTCGTTGCCGCCGTCGGACAGGATCGTGCTGAGCCGGCCGGACCGGCCCTGCTGGCTCGCGATGCTCCGGCGCTTCGCCTTCTTCGCGCTCTCATCGTCCGGCACCGGCATCGGCGCGGGCGGAGGCGGTGGGGGCGGAGGCGGCGGGATTGACGGCGCGGACGGGGCGCCACCGAAAAGACCACCCATGGCCTATCTCCTTCCTTTGCGGTTCGTGATGACCTGCGGCGCGCGGCCGAGGCGGTTGAAGTTCCGGCGCACTGCGGCGTTACCCTCAGACAGGCACATGACAGCGGCGTCGCCCTTGCCGGGGGACCGGCCAAGGCGCTTGCGCAGGTTTTCCTTGCTCTCGATCAACAGGCCGTTGGCGCGGACCTCGTATGTCGGCGCGGCAAGATCGGCCCTCAGTTCCGGGTCCGGCGGCAATGCGATGACCGACCCGCCCTCTTGGTCAGGGTCCAGGGCTTCACGGAAGCGCCACCATGCCTTCCCGCGATCATTTACAAAGCCAAGTTGACCATCGACGGTCTTCGCGTTCGTCGCATTCGCGCCGTTGAATGGTCGATAGGGGATGCCGTTATCCTTGAACCGCAGCATCACGGCGCCGCCGTATCCACCACCAACGTCGACCACGACCGGCGCCGCATCTCGGCGGTGCGAGATGACCATGCCGGCGGTGTGCGACCCGTCTGCCGTCTCCGGCCCGTTGGCCTTCACGAATGGCGCGTACCAGCCGCCATGTCGCCAGCACACCACGGCGTCGTCGCGCCCACCACCGGCCGGGTCAAGCGCCATTGCTGTCATTGCGAACTGCTTGAACCCGTCTTCGGTCCAGCGCGCCATGGCCGCGTCGATCCATGCCGTCGGGATCGCCTGAAATGCTTGGTCCTGCTCTCCGGCCGTGAAGTCGCCGTACAGAAGTTGCGAGCGCAGCGGCTCAGGCAGCGACTGGAGTTGGGCGCGATATTCGGGCGTGTCACGAAACGGATTGTCGGAAAGGCTCGCCGGGATGAACGTGTAGGACTTCGCCGCGTACCGCTCGCCTTCGATCTCGTATTCGCCAGGGCCCTCAACCCATATCAGGCTATATTCATCGCCCTTCGTGACACCGCAGGCCCATCGCAATTCGCCCGGCTCCGCCCGGTTCGTATCCGCAGGGTCAAGCCACGGGGCAAACCACTTTCGCAGCCAACGCCCATCGACAGCGCGCGGCGGGTTCGATCCGAGGATGACCCGGCAGCGCCGTCCCGGTTCAGCGCGAAGCCACGCGATGATCTGCGCGACCTGCATCTCAAGAAATTCGCCGGCCTCATCGAAGGCCATGTAATCGCGCTCACGACCGGCGTGTGTCATCCAGTCGTCGGCTTGGTTCATGCCGGCGAGCTTAAGCGTCTTGCCGGTTGGCCATGTCCACTCAAGGTCTTGCCCATTGTATCGAGCAGACGAACCTATGAGCTTCTTGCCCTCTTTCTCCAAGCCGTCGGTCTGCGTTCTCTGACGGCGGAAGATGATGCCGCTTTCGGCCTCGTTCACCCCCCACCCTATTTCGAGCAGCGTCTTCCCGCCGCCTGCCTGTCCGCCGTAAAGCAGAATGTCCGCGCTGGACAAGTAGGCGTCCATCTGCGGGCCTTGGTTGGGCGTGAACGGCGCGTCTCGCAAAGACGCGTTCGCAGCCGACTTGATAGCCTTCCTGTCCGCCTCGGGCATAACCTTGAGGCGGGCGAGAAGGTCGTCGAGCATGGGTTAGTCGGCACCCGGATAGACCCGCCGATTCACCGTCGGCGTGTACAAGTCGAAGACCAGATGCACCCGCTCCGTATCGCCCGCGTTCTCGACCCGGTGCGGCCGGCGGAAGTTGAACTCCCACAGCGACCCGACCGACATGTGCAGCCGCTCCCCGCCATCGGTCGGGAAGATCGTCACCACGCCGTCGTTGGTCGTGATCGGGACGTGCAGCCGGCGCATGTGCATCGGATCGCGCCGCTGGTCCCGGTGAAGCCTGATGCGGGATCCCGCCCGCATGCGTGACAACACGAACTGCCCGAGCGTCCATGTCTCAGGATAGAGCGCATCCAGAACCGGCGCGACGGTCTCTCGCAGGCTGTCCAGCATCGCGTCGAGATGCGCCGCCACCCCAGGCCGGATGCTCTCCGTCTCGTAAGCGACATGGCCGGACGAGCGCTTGCGTTGCCCGTCCAGCCACCAGTCGGAATCCGACAGGCCCGA